CTCACTTGCAATCAGCCTCGCGCGTGTCAGTTGCCACCCGCTTGCAACGGACTAGGCGCCATCCAATGGCAAGAACGCTCTTGCAACTCGATTGCGTCTGGCGGAACGGGCCGCCTTTCCGCCCCTAGGCGACCAACGGGAGCCGCTTCCGCAGGGTCCGTCAGCCGGGCACAGGCACTCCCGCTCAGCGCACAGGGGGGGAGGGGATGCCCGGCGCAGGGCCATCGGCTTACGCCGATCAATAAATCAACCCTTAAAAAAAATTACCAAGTGTGACGGGAACTCCTGTATACAGGGAAGGCCACCAATCTCTGTCAAGCCTAAAGACGATTGTGCTTGCTTCTTTTTTTGAAAATGTCCTTAAAAGGGCGATGAGAGTTAAAGACCCTATCTCGCTGAGTGTGGCAGCTTCGGCTGACTTGGCTGGGAACTTTCTCGAAAGGCGTGATCCGGCTTTGGCGGCGAAGGTGTTGGAGATGTTGGCTGATGGGATGAGCTATAGGGCGGTGCAGCGGGAGACTGGGTTGGACTGGGAGACGGTTAGCAGGTTGAAGGCTAGGCATTCTCCTGTGTTGGAGGAGCGTAGGAAGGAGTTGGCGCAGGATGCCTTGGATGTGGCTAAGGGGCTTGTCCTGTTGCAGAAGGAGAAGATGCGGATGCTTGCCGAGGATTCGGAGCAGTTGGCACGGACTAACATCAGGGACTTGGCTATCCCGTGGGGCATTGCTAACGACAAGTTCCTAGCGGCAATGGGGGAGAACAAGGTTACGGTGGAGCATCGGAGTGCCGCGCCTAGCTTGGAGGATGCGATGAAGGCCATTGAGGAGGCCAAGGCCAAGCTGAAGGCTAGTTCTATGGAAGTTATTACGAAGGACGTAACTCCGTGAGTTTGGTCTGGGAAAGGCACGAAGTTCTAAAGCCGCCTGCGGATGAGGAGTTGGCGGCGATGTCGCCTGAGGATGTGCTGAAGCTGCACGAAGTGTTTCACGCAGCCATAGCCAATAGCAAGCGCGACCCCTACAGGTATGGGTGGAAGCTGCCTCATTGGAAGGATGCGGAGGAACTGCTGTCCACCCACTCTGAGCTTCTGGTGAGTGGGGGCAACAGATCTGGCAAGACGAGTTGGGCGGCGCACGCTGTGGTCAAGGCTGCGGTGGAGAACCCCGGCTCCGTCATTATGTGCTTTGCCCAGAATGCTGATGTCTCCATCCGCCAGCAACAGTCTGCCGTCTACGACGCGCTACCTGAAGAGTTCAAGACGAAGGTTTTGGGTACGGAGGAGAACGTGTCCTACACCCGCAAGAACGGGTTCTCCAAATCCAGCCTCATCCTGCCTATCAGTAAGAGTTCCATTATCTTTAAGACATATGCTCAATTCATCAATAACGATACGATTCTTGAGGGTGCTGAGCTGGGTTGCCGGAATCCTAGCTGGATTAACATTGGCGCTTGGTGTGACGAATACCTCGTTGGACCGGAGCTTCTTAGCACTTTGCGTTTTCGCCTCGCTACTCGCAATAGTAAGCTCGTTGTCACTTTCACTCCTATTGATGGATATACAGAGGTTGTACGAGACTACGTGCAGGGGGCAGAAACCCTGCGATCCAAAGCAGCCGAACTTTTGGGAGGACGGAGTGTACCCTACCTTCAACAATCCCGAAACCGCGATGCGGGCATCATCTACTTTCACAGTAGGGATAACCCCTTCGGAGGGTATGAGCGTATCGCAGCAGACTTGGCAGGACGCCCCGAGAATGAGATTCTTACCCGGGCCTACGGTATTGCTACCAAATCAGTCAGCACCAAGTTTCCCAACTTCAGCCGGGAGCTGAATGTAGTTCCTCACGGCAAGATCGACCTGAAGGGGAAGACAAAGTATATGATATTAGACCCCGCTGGCCGTAAGAACTGGTTTATGGCGTGGGTTGCCATTGATGAGTCCGATACTTGGTATGTCTATCGGGAATGGCCGGATGCCAGTGTGGGGGACTGGGCTAGGTGGCACGGGGGCAAGTGGTCTAGCGGCGAAGGGGCTAAGGGGTTGGGTTATGGGATAAAGGACTACGTCGAGCTGATCACCAGTCTTGAGTCCGAGACTAGCGACACCATCTTTGAGCGGCTGATTGACCCTCGGCTAGGTGCCGCGAAGTACCAGACGCAGGATGGGGCTTCGTCCATCATTGAAGACCTTGCGGATGGCGGGCTGACGTTCATCCCAGCACCGGGCATTGACATCGAGGACGGGCTACAGGCGTTGCAGAGCAAGATGGCCTATAACAAGAAGTTGCCCATTGACTCCCTCAATCGGCCCCACTTCTATATCTCCGAGCGATGCCACAATATTATTTCCGCCTTACAGGAGTATACGGCGGAGGGTGGGCAGGACGAGGCGTGGAAAGACCCCATCGATGTCATCCGCTATCTAGCTGTTAGTCCCGCCTGTTTTATCAGCGAGGACGCAATGAAAACAACCAAAACGAATAGGGGTGGCTATTGAAGAAGAAACAACCAAAGGTGGAGCCTGCGTCTCCCGCCCGTACTGAAGTCCTGACGATGAGGGTGATGAAGCAGGCCCAGAACCCACAATGGGTGTTCTGCTCTGCGCCGGAACGGGATATGGGCAAAGTGCCTGTCATCATTCCTCGACGCTTTACAAACAAGCTGGTGGGCAAGCTTATTGAGGTGGAGGCTATTTCGGATGAGTTAGGGACCACCTACAGGTATGTGCCCGACCGATCCTATTGATCCTACCACCAATAACAGGTGGCTTATACAGCACTCGGATCGTCTTATCAGATTTGAGTACGAGAAGCGCATTGGCGAGGGGGCTACGTCTGAAATGTTCCCAGATGAGCTAGCAGACAAGATTGGGCGCACGGAACAGTATGTTCGTGCTATCATAAAGAACGCGATCTCCCACGCCAAATTATGCTCCAAACCAAGCAACAGCAAGCCCTGACTTTCGTTGATGATGATGGTCCCGATGTTGTTGCGCTCATCGCCGCGTACAACCGCACCACCACAGAGCTATCTAGCTACTTCAGCCAATGCCTGAGTAGCGCGGACAGCAGGCGTTGTTATTGGCCGGGTAAGGCTTCGGATCTGCGTAAGCACGGGGCGGATGCTTTCCCGTGGGAGGGTGCTTCTGACACGGAGGCCCGCATCATTGACGAGCGCATCAACAACTACGTGTCCATCTTTATGGCCGCGCTGGAGCGGTCGAACATCCGTGCCTATCCGGTGGAGATGTCGGACTCTGGGCGGGCGCGTGTGGTGAGCGCGTTCATCAAGTGGATGCGGTCGTCCTACATTCAGCGGTTCCGGCAGGAGATGGAGCTTGCTGCCAACTACTTCCTTGAGCGTGGGCTGATGATCACCTACGTGGGCTGGGAGCGGATGGAGAAGAAGTATCTCCAGAAGATTGATTTGCAGCAGATTGCCGCGAACTCGCCAGAACTGGCGAAGCTCATCATTGAGGGTCAGAATGACGACGACATCATCAAGATGCTGAAGTCCGTCTACCCTGACCTGATGGACAAGAAGGCCAAGAAGGCTCTGAGGGATTTGCGTAAGAGCGGGGTTGGAGAGATTCCTATTAGCCGCCTGTCCGTGGATCGTCCCTTCATCCAGACCTGTGCGCCGGATGGGGATGTGTTCTTCCCCTCCTACTGCATTGATCCGCAGCGCGCTCCCTTTGTGTTCTACCGCACCTTCCTGTCCGTGCAGGAGGTGCTGTCCCGCGCCTCCTCTGATGGCTGGGATATGGAGTGGTGCGAGCACATCGTTAAGAACTATCGCGGGGTTAACACGTACAATCTGGAGAACGTGTACGGCACTCGCTCTGCGGCATACGCGCAGTATCGCCAGCAGTACGACGCTACTGAGCTTGTCGAGGTGGTCTATGGATTCAACCGTTTGATCGATCCCGAGGATGGTTCGGAGGGCATCTACGTTACGGTCTTCAATCCCAAGTTCAGCGGTCAGGGCGACATCAAGCCCTACGCTAAGTATGAGCTTCTGAACGGATACAACGACTATCCGTTTGTGGTGACGCGACTGTCGGAGGATAGCAAGCGGCTGTACGATGTGCAGACGTTCACCGATATGCTCAAGGGTCCGCAGGATCAGGTGAAGGCTGAGCGGGATAGCCGCATTGACCGTAACAGTCTGGCTACCCTTCCCCCGATTATGCATCAGCCGGGCAATCCCCCGTCAGACTGGGGACCGGGACGCTTCATCCCGATGCGGCGGGCGGGTGACATCACCTTTGGTCCCACGCCTGCGTACAACCCGGGCTCCGTGGAGATGGAGAAGACGATGATTGAGGCGGCAGACACCATTGTGGGTCTGAGTGCCACCAATCCCACTAGCCAGATTCGCCAGCAGTTTCTGGTTAACAAGTTCCTCTACCACGCGCAGGAGGTCTTGAAGGCTTGCTTTAAGTCCTACCAGCGTTTCGGCCCTGAGCAGATGTTCTTCCGCGTGACTGGCGTTGCCGATCCAATGCGGTTTGACAAGGGCAACCCCGACGAGGACTTCGACATCAAGATTAGCTTTGATGTCCTGAATAACGATCCCGAGACGGTGGAGGCGCGGCTGTCCCAGTTCGTCAATCTACTTCAGTTGGATAAGAATGGGCGGATTAACGTGGATGCCCTGTTGGAAATCAGCGCCACCCAGATTGATCCCATTATGGCTGACGCCTTCCTGCAACCGGCTGAGCAGGCCCAGCAGCAAGTGGTCAAGATGGTGACGGAAGACCTGTCTAAGATTTACGCGGGCATTGAGACGGGCGCTCGTCCCAACGGGGCGCAGATTGCGCTGGAGGTTATTAAGCAATACGTTAACCAGCAAGACGTTATGGCGCGTCTACAGCAGGATGAAGCGTTCCGCAACCGTCTGGAGAAGTACACCGCCCAGTATCAGTTCGCCTTGACCCAGCAGCAGAACGCTGAGATTGGTCGTTTGGGTACGGCACCCGCCCAGATGGGTGGCGTGGAGACCCAAACCATCAACCAATGAACCTATTCGGCAACAAGAAGCACCCTTTAGAGGATCAGATTAAGTTTCTGTCGGATCGGGAGCAGTTCTTGGACTTCCTCGACTGGGTGCAGGCCGGGCGGGAGCTTGCTATTACCAGCCTTCAGCGTGCTCCTGAGGGCCGGGTGCGGGAAATCAGCGGGAAGATACAGGTTTACGACGAAATCCTCACCCTTTGCAACTACCAAGACCTCCTGATCAGGCGCGGAATGCGTAAGTTGCAGGGACTGCCGGGTTAACCTTTGACTGGGTGTGTTAGACTACGGGCCTCGCAATGCCCGTGGCGTAAAGACGGCACCCATAATGTCAAACGAAGTCCAATCGGCTAACGCAGGAGCCGTCCAAAATCCTGTGGCGAAAAATATGTCAAATAGCGAGCTAATCGCTATGCGATATAAGGCTTTCACGGAGGCCAATAAGGCGAAAAATCCGCCCGAAAAGCCGAAGGAGGAAGCTCAAGAGGTGGTTCCCAACGAGCCAGAGGAACCGAAGGAGGAGGCGAAGCAAGAAGAGCCGTCGCCAAACCCTGAGGAACCCAAGCCCGAAGAGGAACAAAAGGTTCTTTCAAAGGATTACGACTTGGAGTCTATGAGTGAAGCGGAGCTAAAGGAGCTTTCGCAGAAACTCGGCAGCAAGGCTGTGGCCCGTTTCGGGGAACTCACGGCAAAGCGTAAAGCTGCCGAGGAACAACTGGAAGCTCTCAAAGCAGAGATTGCCAAGCGCGAGGAGTCCTCATTCGAGGCGAAGGTGAAAGATAATCCCTACGCCAACATCGAATCCAAGGATGGTCTTGATGCCAAATATCAGGAACTGTCCGAGGTGATGGAATGGGCAGAGGAGCGGCTCGACAGGGCTGAAGACCTCGGTGCCGACGACGTTGTGACGAACGAAGGCGGCAAGGAATACACCAAGCGTGAACTCAGGGAGATTGTGAAGCGTGCCCGTAAGGCTAGGGATGTGTACATTCCCGATCAGGGAAAGCAGATCCAGCTAGCGAAAAATCGGGCCGAGATGAAGCAAGTCCTGAGCGAGAAGGCCAAAACGGAACTTCCTTGGCTACAGGGAGAAGACAATGATGTCCGCAAGCAGTATGAAGTGCTGATCAGCGATCCTAAGTTCAAGGCGGTAGAGAAGGCTCTGCCGGACCTTGCGCCTCAGCTACCCTATCTGCTCGCCCACGCAGCTAACAGCCTGTATGGTCGCCGTCCTGTTGATACAAAGTCAGCAGCCCGGATTTCTCCCCCGTCTCCCGTAGTTAACCAAGGCGCCGAATCCTCGCAGCCTGCGACCCGTCAGTCGAAGGCTCTGAACGACCTTTCCGTCCGCTTTAACCAAAGCGGGAGTTATAAGGACTTCAAAGCTATCCGCGCTCTTCAACATTCACGTTAACCAACTACTACTATGCCTTTTTCTAACACCTACAGCAAAACCAATGGCACGAATGCTTCGGCCATTGCCAACCGTGAAGACCTCACGGATGTCCTGACGATCCTCGCCCCCGAGGAGACTCCCCTGACCTCGCTCGCCCAGAAGAGCGAGGCCACCGCTACCTACAACGAGTGGACCGTGGACTCGCTTGCTGCGCCGTCCAAGGTTGGTATTCAGGAAGGTACGGACATCTCGTCCTATGTGGACAAGTTCACGAACCGGGCGCGTCTGGGCAACTATGTCCAGCTTTTCCGTCGTGACTATATGGTCAGCCAGCTTCAGCAGGCTGTCGAGTCCGTTGGCCCGGCGCGTCTGGCCGAGGCCGAGTCGAAGGCGATTCGCGAACTCAAGCGCGATATCGAGTTCACCTTCTGCTCGGACGACGAGCGTTCGGTTGAAGACGGCGCCACCAATCGTTACGAGGCTCGCGGCCTTGGTCTGTGGATTCAGGGTACGGCTCTGGCCGACATTCCTGTGGCCTATCGTACCCCGGCTGCGTCCATCCACAGTACTGGTGCCCTGACCGAGAACGCCTTCAACGGCCTGATTGCCTCCATCTTTGCCCAGACCGGCAATGTGGACGCCCTCACCCTGATTGCGGGAACGGCCCTGCGGCGTGTCGTCAGCGGCTATGCCCGTGCGGACGGCAACACCAGCGAGAACGTCTACCACGTTAACCAGATGGCTGACGACAAGAAGATCGTCCTGTCGGTGAACACCTACGATAGCGACTTCGGTCTTATCTCGGTGGTCAATGGCAACCCGGCGTGTATGCCGGACGCCAACCGTGGCTACATCATCAACCCCAACTACATCGGTGTTGCCGAGCTTATGAGCGTGGGTTCGACCCGCGTTCCGAATGCGGGCGGCGGCGAGAAGGGCTTTGTTGATGCGGCGGCGACCCTTCAGGTGTTCTCCCCGCTGGCGCACGGCCAGATTCGGGTGATTGCCTAATCCCTAGCAATAGGTATCAGAAGCCCGTGTGGTACAATGCCGCACGGGCTTTTTTATGAACATCATTACGTCACTCCCGAAGTATTCAGATGGTGAGATTGACCGCGCTTTGATGCGGGAAATCACTACCGGGATCGCGCTGAAACAGGCGTGGGAAAACGAGCGAGAGAAGCTGTGCGCGCAGGAGGCCGATAAGGTTAAGCAGCACCAGAAGTTCGGCTTCAAGAACCTCCGCTGTGTTGCGGTTACCCCGGCGTGGGAGTGGTTCAATATGCGGAAGAAGTACGGGCATCAGGCGATGCACGACAAGGGTTTCATCAAGGACTACCAGCGGTACTTTCCCCATCTGGCTCCTAACAAAATCTAATGGCGAACGTCACCTACACCTCAATCTACAATCGCGTTAAGGCGTTGTGCGGCATCCCGTCGCCGGATGCCAATGCCCAGACGCAGATTACCGAGTACATCAATCGGCGTGCTCGGCTGGCATACGAGGCCACCGATTTCTGGCCCCGTTGGCTGGTGGTTGGGGAGTTGCGTAACTACCAGTCCACGACGGTCAATGCGACTGCCTTGGTTGTTGGCTACACCTACACCATCCTGACCGTTGGGACCACCAACTGGACGCTGGTGGGGGCGCCCAGTAGCACGGTGGGCGTGCAGTTTGTGGCTACGGCGGTTGGCACCGGCACCGGCACCGCTACGCTCAATAGCAACATCATCCCGTTTACTCAGGCTGGCAAGTCCACGATTGATAAGTTCATTCGTATCCACAAGTCCACCCAGCCCTTCTATCTCAACTCCTCTATGGAGTATGAGTTTTACGTGACCAATGCGGGCGCGGCCATTGTGGGCGACAGCAGCAGTTCAACGGCTGCTGCCTATGTCACTTACAAGATGGACTGGGACGGTCCCTATACCACGGGCAGCACGGACATTCCCGAGGAGTGGCAGGAGTACATCAGTCACGGCGCTTACGCCGATTGGCTGCGTGCGGACGGCAAGAACGAGATTGCCATTGCCGAAGAGAATGTTGCCCAAAACTTGCTTGATGCAGAGCTTAGTAGTGTTGATGTAGTCAGATCGTCGGGGGTTGTTGCCCATCGTATTTCCACGCATCTCAATCGCTCCTACCGCCTTTACTAATGAATAGCTACGTTGTTAATCTTCATCCGCTCCCGAATGGCACCGCGCCGGGCGAGACGCTTACCGTCACCAATCTGGCTGTGTTTCAGTTTGCGACGGTTATGAACCCTCGCACCACCTGTTGCTACATTACGATCACGGGTGGCGATCTGCACGTTACCTTTGATGGCAGCACTCCCTCTCCCACTAATGGTCACCACATCGTAGTACCGTTTGAGGGGTGGTGGTCAAAGGAGGCGGCGCGTGCGGCCAAGATGCAGGCCCAAAGCGGTGCCAACTCCAAGGTCGTGATGTCGCAGTTCACCTACTAAAATGGCTAACTCGAAAATCGTCAACACGCCCTCGCAGGCGGTAGCGCAAGTAGGGACGACGCATACTCAGCGAACGATTAGCGGTACTGCGGAGTTCATCATTAACTTCGCGCTGAACGCGAACACCACGCACGTTTTCATTCAGTTCACGAATGCCAATGCGCGGGTGACGTTGGATGGTACGACCAACCCCACCACCTCGCTGGGCTTCCAGTACCCCGAGGGATCCACGGCCTATTGGCCGCGCCAGCTTGCGCTTACGGCAAAGGCCATTCAGGACGACGCCACTCCGGTCATCTGCGAGATTCAGCAGCTTAACTTCCTGTAATGGCTAATGTCTTTGAGACAGCCTTGCTGAGCAGGCGAAGCGCGGTCAATAATCGCGTTCGTCCGCAGTTTGCTGACCCGATCTTTTGGCCCGACATCCTGATGAGCCGGGTTGATGCGCCACCCCCTCCTCAACTGACGTATACTCTCATTACCAGTACCGGGGATGAGTTGGTAGACCAGTTCAATAACCAGTTTATAGCCGCTTACTAAAATGCCTAACATCCGCATCAAAGACATTCCGACGACCGCACCGGCCACCGTGTCCGGTGACTTCTTTGCGGTGGACAGTAGTGCCAGCACGCGGAAGCTGAATGCGTTCAGCCCCACGTTTGGCGGCAACGCCACGGTGACGGGCAATCTGACGGTCAACACGGCTTTGTCGGTTACCAATGGGGTTTCCGCGAATGAACTCACTTGCACCGGCGGGTATGCCGTTCTTCGTGGATTCGGAGGCAGTGCGGATACTGGCGCTCTTTATCTAGGCCAGTCTACGAACAACAACTTCATCTCAAGCAATCTCACGACGATGGCGTCGTACATTGCTAACACGGCGATTACCAGCACGGTGGCGGCGGGTTTCCGTGTTCTCACCTCCACCGCCTCCACCACCACCTCTACCGGCGCGCTGGTGGTCGGCAACGGGACGAGCGGCGGGCTGGGGGTGGGGGGCAGCATCACCGCCGGAGACAATATCACTAGCGTCAACCCACAGGGACGAATCCAGATTAACGGGACCGGCAACACTACAGGGATCAAAAGTTTTACCCTACTCCGGTCTGACGGCGCGGATTCCTTTGACATTGGTTTAACTGGCACCGCGTACAATGGCGCGCTTAACGCAGGCGGCCTCGGCAACCAAGAAGCGTTCCTTTACAACTCTTCGGCAACGGCATTCCGCATCTTCATCGGCACCGCGGCCACCAATCGCTTCGACTTCACCTCCAGCCAGTTCAAGATTAACCCCACCACCGCCTCCAACAACACCTCCAGCGGTGCGCTGGTGGTGAGCGGGGGCGTGGGCGTGGCGGGGGCGATTAATGCGGGTGTTGGCACGCACACCTTTGCAACAAGTTCCGGTGGTGGATACAACAACTTTGGTCCGCTCCTGACCGCAATCAATGTTCGCTCTACCAGCGACTCGGACAATCCCATTTTCCGTGTTCTGGATAGCCGCGTCAACGCATCGGCGTTTGAGGTTAACACTCGTACGGGAACGGTTTTGCTGGCGACGACTAACGCAAATAACGGACGCCTTCAGCTTGCTACGCATACTGCCGTTTCTGGAGGAATTGGATTTGGGGCAACGACCGGCTTGTACACTAACGCCACAGGATCAGTTCGATTAGAGACGACTATTGGCTCTAGCGGCTTTGTTTTTGATAATGGAGGGCAGGGTGCGGGTGGAGCCCGTATTCTTGGTCTTTATGGCGCTGTAAGTATTTCTAGCAACCCCAGTCATTCGCTTTATCTTCAGACTGGCGGCACTAATGCTGTAGTGCTTGACTCGTCCCAGAACGCCACCTTCTCCAAGGACATCCTGCTTGGTACGAACGGTCCGTCCGTGCCTAGCACGTTGAGCGGGCGTGCGCCGAGGCAGGGATTGGTGTTTGACGGGTCTGGATCAGCGGCCTCTTTCCCTGTTGTCACTATTGGGTCCGGCAACTTTACTGCTTCGGCAGTTGTTAACGCTACCAACTTTGGAGCGGTAGGTCGTGTTTTTATTCGAGGTTTACAGTTTGAGGTAGGAATTGATGCACTCGGCAAGGTCTATGCCTTCAACGGGACGACCATCCTTACATCAACAAATGCTGTCGTAGTTGGGAAAAATAGCGCAGTCGCATACGTAAAGAACGGTTCGACCGGCACGTTCTACATCGACGGAATTTCGGCTGGCACGGTGACTGATAACCTCACATACAGCACCGCGCTGGAGGTTGGCGGAAACAACGCGACATCAGGCTGGCTCGGCACGATTGAAGCTCCGCTGCTTTACAACCGCGCCCTATCTGCTGCCGAGGTCAAGGCGCTGTACGAGAACGGCGTGCCTGCTCAGGCGGACTATCCCGCACAATTTGCAGGCACGGCGCTGCTGACTGGCAACAACTCCAACTTCGCTACCGGAGTAGGTACGTGGCAGCAGGTCAACGGTGCCGCGATCTCCGCGTCCGGTGGCGTGCTGAACGTGACTGGCTCGTCAGGCTTTATCGGAGCTGGAACCGAAAACGGGTTGGTGCGACTCGGTGCCCGTTACCGGCTTACGTTCACGTCAGCCAGCTACACGGGTACAATGGCAAATGTGATGGTGTTCTTGCAAAACGGGAACACGTTTGGCGTGTACCCAGCAGGAACGCATACGGTAGAGTTTACCGCAACCGTCACTAGCTACGTTGGTTTTAGCGCGGCCTCTGGATCGAGCGGAACCTTCACGTTGGATAACGTGACGCTGGTACCGCTTGGCGTTACTCTCGCCCCCGACGCTACCCAGACCGGCGGTGGCCTCACTTGGTACGACACCTCTGGCAACGGCGCGAACATCACGCTTCCTGCGAGCGGCGTGAGTTGGAATGTGCCGTTTAACGGACGGATTCAGTTTACGGATGGAACCACGGCAGCGCCGTCGCTTACGTTCTCAAGCGCGCCGACCACGGGTTTCTTCCGTCTGAGTTCAACCCAGATTGGTTGCACGTTCGCGGGCGCACTTGCAGGCTACATCTGGGCGCCGACTGCAAACAACATCCGATTTGCTGGCAATTCTCAGGGTTACTTTGAAGTCGCAGGCGCAGGCGGTCTTAATGTCGTAGCCGCTGGAACGAATCAAAACATTACGTTGAACCCTAGCGGAAGTGGAGATGTCCGCATTGTAGGCAGCGCGTTTAGTACGTTGCGGTTTTACGATGGAGCGACGCAAAAAGGCGCGCTCTTCTTTTCGACGTCGGATGGCGCGTTGGAATATAACGATGCTACTAGCACTAGCGTTAAGCTCTACACGGGAGCACCAGCCGATAGCTTGGTTCTTAGCAGCAGCGGATTTCTTCTGCTAGGAGTTTCCAATCCCGGTAACGCAAACGGGCGCCTGCAACTCGCGACGCACACCGCAAGCACGGGCGGCATTGGGTTCGGGACGGATGTTAATCTCTACCGCTCGGCGGCAAACACGCTCAAGACGGACGACGTCTTTCAATCGGCGGCAGGCATCTCCTCAGGGTCGTACGTGGGTGGTCAGGATTTGTATCTGAATAACACGGCGGGCACAACTCGCGCTGTGTACTGGCAGAGTGCAGGCGCCAGTCGTTGGGCGCTTTACACAAATAACACCGCAGAGAGTGGCTCGAATCTTGGGTCAAACCTTACTTTGTCACGCTACAACGACGCTGGCGGATATATTGGCGATGCACTAAGTATTGACCGCTCTAGTGGAGTTTCAACATTTGGTGCTCCAGTTAGTGTTACAACGACCTCTGGTAATTCGTACATTCAAGTCTACACCGCATCGACAGGCTCCGTTTCTCCATACATTAGTCTTATTCGCAATACGACTGGAGGTGCTCGCCAATGGTGGATGGGCGTAGGAGTTGATGGTGGAACGGATACGTCGTGGCAACTTTATGACCAGACTGGAGCCGCGACACGGTTTAGGGTAACCACGGCTGGAAACATAACTGCTGGAGGTTCTGTAACTACTGCTGCTCCAACTGGAGGAACTGCGGCGGCTTGGAGACTTGGCACCGTAGCTACTGTTTCGCCCACATCTCCTAATCGCACTATTGAGGTAGATATTGGCGGCACAATTTACTACATTCACGCCAAAACCACTAACAACTAATATCCCTATGCAAACCCAAATCCA